ACCCCCGCGATAGGACGCGGCTGCTAAGCCGGACGGTCCATCCCACTAACTTGGACAAGTTGATTGAAGGAGACCCAACCGAAGCCGCCGATAGTGAAAGCATTGTTCCGGCTCTTATCAATCAATTCCCGGCGCTCGATCTAACGCTCACGGGAGGTGTGATTTATCACGCGGCGTTGGCGGACATTCTCCACAACATCGACGAAGAAAGCCCATTTCTGGCTCAGGCGCTGGCCCTCGACGACAAATACACGAGTGCGGGCCTTGTTCATTACGCTGTGGCCTTGGCCACCGTCTAATTACTGTAACTCCGCCGTCCAACCAAAGCCGAAGCCAGATACTCCGGGATCATTTCTCACGTTTACCGTGAACTGCGTGGCCCCAATTGTATCCACCCAAATATTCCCTGGATCGTTCGTCGGATTGCCGTTCGGGTTGATGCTGATCTCGGCTCCGACAGGCGTGCCGCTCAATCCGTGCGTAATCACCACGCTGGTGTTGCCGCTGGTGATTGTGCCATTCCCGCGATTTCGCGCAACCCACCCGTTCGACCAGATAATACCGAACTCCGACGCAACGTTAAACGCGGTTGCGCCTCCCACGTCCGCCAAGTTCGGCTTGTCCCCGGCCGTCGATGTTGTGGTTGTATGGCACACGATTTGACCGCCG